GAGCCGGTCGTCGTATGCGGTCGCGACGATGCCGAGGTCGACCTTTAAGGCCTGCAGCCTTTCTTCGGATGTCATGCTATGCTGCCTCCCTTCCGATTAGGACGGGAAATTGACGGTCATGGTCGGAGCACCGCCGACACCGATGGCCACGAAGCCCTCAGCGATCGCCGGTTTGCCGTCGTATCTCGCGTTGCCTGCGAAGACGGTCTTTCTGTTCAGGAACATCACATGATCGGACTGTTCGACGCTGATGCCTTCACGCTCTGCGAGCAGGTACAGATCGAAGTAGCCGCCGATGATGGTGTTGTCCGGCATGAAGTCGAGAACTTCGACAACGCCGCCGGCAACAGGCATTGTGCCTTCGATGCCAGCAACAACAGCGCCAGCCGCATTGATGCTCAGGCTCTCAGCCTTGAGCTTTGTGTATGTCGCCTCGTTCATGACCCATACCAGCTCGCCGCGGCTGTACTTGCCCTTGGCTGCGCCGGATGCGGTCACGATGTTCTGGAACAGCTTGACGCCGGTCGCGTTCGCCGCAGAGATGGTGATGACGTTGCTGGTGTGCAGGTCAGCCCACGGACGAGCTGTTGCCGGATAGTCAGCCGGTGCTTCGGTCTGTGCCAGTCTGGTCGCGATACCGAGCGGCATGCGGGTGCCAATACCAAACGTGATGGCCTTGTCCAGTGCACGGCCGATGCCAGCGCCCAGGACTGCGATGATCTCGCTCGCCAGGTCGATGTCGGAGTCGTCCAGGTTAGCCTTGCAGACAGCCAGGTAACCGCCTACAGCCCAGCAACCGACCTCGACATCGTTGAACGCCAGGTCGAGCTGTTTGAAGTCAGCGCAGCAGTCTGTCCATACTGCTTCCGGGATGGTGCCTTCGACGACGGCGCGGCCGTTGCCGGAGATCTGTCTGACGTTCGCGTGCTTGTACAGCTTGCTGTATTCCATGATGTTCTCACGGATCAAGCCGAGGAACACTTCCGGAACCAGCAGGCCGCCGCCTGTGATGGCTCTCTGCTCTCTCATCGCGCTTCTGATCTCGGTCATGAATGCCTTGACGTCTTCATCCTCAAAGATCGCGTTGCGCTTTGCCATGTCCATCTTTGCAAAGATGCTTCTCTTGTTCATTGTTTCGATACCTCTCTTTTCTTTCTTTTCAGGTTCTGCCGGTTCCGGATCTGCGGGTGCCGGTGTCTCCTGCGCTCTTTCGAGATCCTCGATCTCTTTTTCGATGCCTTCGACCTTTTCTTCGAGACTGCGGACCGCCTCTTCTGTCTCGGCTTTGTCGTTCTCGAACTCGGTCACGGCTTCTCCGACTGCGGCCTTCTCTTCGTCGGTCTTGGCTTCCTCGATGGCCTGCTCAAGCTCGGCCTCTCTTGCTTCGAATCCGGCGACCTTGGCGCGCAGTTCTTCGAGCTGCTTGGTCATGCCGTTCAGCTCTTTACGCTTCATGAGTGTTCTGAGTGCCACTTTTAAGCCTCCTCTTCATCTGCTCCCGCCATGCCTGGGCGCGTCTTTTCTCGATTTCCGCCTTCTGCGCGGATCTCGCCGTTAGGTTCGTCTCTTTGTATGCCGGGAACGTACAAACGCTTACTTCATACAGACGGACAGATTTGATCGTCCAATGCAGGGACCCGTCGTCTCGGTACTCCGTGTCCTCGTCAAGGATGTCGAAGCCGAAGCTCGCCTGTGTCACATCGCCGCGGTCGACTCTTGCCTTCGTGTTGAGCGCGTCCTGATCGTTCGGATTGATCAGGGCACGGCCATACAACCCGTGGGAATCGACCGACAGTTCCAGCGTTTTCGCTGTGGTGCGACCAAGCACCAGCCTCGTCTCGTGGTCTGTCAGACATCTGATATCATCAGCGAGCGCACCATCAAAGGCGTGCTCGTCGATACTCTCTGTCATGCCCGGGGCGATGTCATAAATCGCACCGAACACCGCGAAGTAGCCCTCGATGTACTGGTTGCCGTTTTCTTCGCGGGTTTTAAATTCGCCGGGCATGCAGCGGACCTGTCTGCTGCCGATGCCCCGCATCTCGATTTCTTTGTTTTTATCCATGTCTTCGCCCTCCTGTGGCTATTCCTGGATCAGTTTCTTCTGCTGCCCGGACATGTCGACCGGGATGTAGTTTTCGAGCACGCGAAGCTCATCAAGACCCTCACGCGGGCTCAGGCCGATCTTGTCGCGCGCCTCGTTGCCGTCCACATATCCGCGGTCAGCGTATGCGAGGTACACGCTGGAGATCTTCAAGATGTCCCAGTTGAAGAGGGACATCGTGTTGAATCTCAGATACCAGTCTGGGCTCAGGATCAGGCCGCGCGTCATCACCTGCGCGATGCTGAGCGCGATCGAGCCGATCTTTGTCTGGATGAAGCTGTTCCACTCGTCGGCGTCGTATTCGCCCACGCCAACGACAAACGGCGGCACGCCGATGACTGCCGCGATGGTGCGTTTGTCCACTTCGACCGTGTCGCTGATCGCGAGATCCGCGAGTGTCAGCGGTTTGATCGTCTGGATGTCGAACATGTCCGCCGGCACGATCCACGGTGCACCGGCCTCGTCCTGCTGGATGTAGTCTTCGAGCACCTTCTGGCGTTTGTCTTTGCTGTTGAACAGCTCGTCGCCGCTGTCCACCTTGATGATGATTGACGGCTTCCATTTGCTCTGCAGGAAGCCCTTCTTCGTCGCCTCGGCCTGTTTCAGGTTGTTCGCGATGTCCGCCAGCGTGACGGTCACGCCCTGCCCCTTCCACAGATAGGTCTTGTCGGGGTTGTAGGTGAAGTGCAGCAGGTCGCGCGGGTCGTAGGTCTTGCCGTCGATGGTGACCTTGTACTCGTTGTACCCGCTCGGAATGAAACCGACGCGGCTCGCAGCGATAGGCTCCAGCCTGTCGAGATACCCGCGCTTTGTGTGCGGCAGGACGATGCTGTTGCCTTTGCCGTACAACAGCAGGTTCATCACGATGGCCTCCATCCACTTGCTGCGCGTCATGTACTTGTCCGGCTCGATGTCGATCTTGCGGGACAGCTCATTGATGATGCGCGTGTCGCCCTGGTCGGTGTGTTTCATCAGGTGGATGGTCATCATCCCGACGAGACTGGCGATCATGTGACAGGCCGCCATCACCTCCGGGTTTTTGTCCAGCGATGTGTAGCCGGGCACGCACAGGTCGCCATCATTCCGCTGGACGACGATGCCGACCTTCGAGGTGCTGCGCTTTTTAAATGGGTTGTTCATTCTTACTTAGTCCTCCCACCATTTCGCGGCTCTCGCCTGTTTGGTGTATGCTTCTATGTGACGGACTGCCGCAAAGACCGACGCGTCGAACAAGTCGATGCGCTGCGTCGGCATGATCTTCTCGTAGCTGACCATGTCGTCTGTCTTCTCGATTGCCCGCACGTTTGAAACGCAATATTCATAGGCGGAGGAATGCAGGTAGTAGAGCCTGCCGTCCTTCGCGCTCTTTTCTATCCTCCGGAAGCCCTTGCTCTTGATGAAATACATCTGCGGCTGCTCCACGATCTTGAAGCCTGCCGCCTTCATCTGCGGGTAGTATTCCTCGCCGCTGAACTTACGGTCGTGCCCGACTTCACGAATGCGGAAGCCTTTGCTGCGCATTTCCTTGAACCAGTTCACGACATCGCTGACGTTGACCGTCGGGTTGTTGCACATCGTGAGCCAGCCGTCGTCCTGCCAGCCGAACAGCGGGATGTTGTCCTCGTCCGCCTTGCGCGCTGCCTGGGTGACCGGGAAAAAGCCGTGCGTGATGATGATGTCGACGTCTTCCTCTTCGTACTTTCCAAACAGTGCCGCCGCAGTCAGGTCGTACATGCGCGACAGGTCCGCGCCTCCGTACCACGTGATAGGCATCTGCGCGAGATCCTCGAGCGTCCAGTTGTACCTGGAATCGCTCGCCTTGAACTCATCGATGTCGAACCACGACCGCATCGACGCCGTGTAGATGTTCAGCGACCGCGTGAAGAAGTTCTTCCGCTTCACCGGTTCGTTCTGTGCCTGTAGACTGTCCTGCAGGATGTCTTTCGGCCTGATCGTCACGCCGTAGTTCGGGTTGGCCTTCATGTGCTGGACCGGGTTCGTGTAGTCCACGTTGCCGTTTTTGTCTTGGTCGGCTCTTGCCACATAAGCAAAGAACGAGTCGTCCTTGACGATCCCGTTCGCGACTTTCACGGCGTATTCCATCTGAGAATGGCCGAATGAGTTGATGTTGTCCGACGCCGTCGTGATGCCGACGATCATGCGGTTCGTGTATGCCTTCTGCGCATCCTTGAAGAGGGTGTACTGTGCCGCCTTTCTGTACGCGCCCACCTCGTCCGCGATCGCAAAGTTGCAGTTGAACGAGTCCTGACTGTCCGGGTTGCTCGGCAGCGCGACGATGTTGATCTCGCCGTCCGGTCGTCCTTCCTTGTCGTGGAACGTATACTTGATGCTGTGGTCGATGCTGTTGTTATGTACCTCAAACTTGTCGATGATCTTCTGATACTGCAGCGAGAACAGAAGAAACTCGAACGACTGCAGCGTCTGCTTCAGCGATGCTGCGACGATGTACACGGTCGAGGACGAACGCCTCTGAATGATAGCGACCGCGAAGGCGAGACTGGCGATCCAACTTGTTTTTCCATTCTTCCGGCCGACCATTATGAACGCTTCATTGAAGCGTCTCTGGTTCGTGCCGGTGTACCAGAAGCCGAGCATGTTGTAGGTGCAGAACACCTGCCACGGTTCGAGGATGAACGGGCGGCCCATGAGCGGGTTTCCGTCGAGATCCTCGCCCTTCTGGTGCACAAAAAACGACTCCATGA